TCCCCCGTCTTTACATCAATTAAGTTGCTGTGCCTGTTGAGCGGTAGCGAATAATTGAGAATGGGTCTACTACAGAAGTAGCAAGACGTTTTTCACCATAGTACGTAATAAATCCAGGCTGTGTTTGATCGTAGCGACGTAGAACCATATTCAAGCGGTCTACGATTGTATGACCACGTGACCAGTCACCAAAGTAAGCTGGATACAAGCTGTTAGTACCAGCAGAACCAGTTGAAGTTTGTGATGGTGTGTCCATGTATTTATTGACTACTACATCAAAGCCAAGTAAACGACCAACGATGCCGTCATAGATTAACGGATCCATACGCTCGAACACTGGTGTGCCGTTGCTGTCTGTCAAACCACGGATTTGAGCCAAGAATACTGGGTTCACCATCCATTTTGCTGATGGAGTCCAATATTGTTGTGGCAATGCGTAGATGAAGTTAATCAAGTCTTTGTAAGTTACGTTAGAAGCACCTACTGTATTGCCGTTAGTAGTTAATTGGTCGTAAGTAGCGATTGAGTGCAAGCCGTTTGTTGAAGCTGTGCCGCTTGTACCGAATGCCGCTGTTGAGATTGTGCCGCCTGTGTAAGTTGCGTTGTTACCAGCATATTGGTTCAAACCGCGTAAGCCGTTAGAGCCGCCATATGGAAGTGTAGTTGCGCCTTGGTCGTTGTTTTGTACCATTGACAATGCTTCTGATTGGCTGAACTCTACCAACATATCGCTAACCACATTGCTTTCTAAGCCGTCGATGTCGTCTAGTGCGGCAGTACGGATTGGGAATTGCACGTTCAAATCTTGCAATGTTAATTGCCAAATGTTAGTGCTTTCAGTTGTTGTTGAGCCGTTGTTTTGGATTGCATAGCCCCATGCTGGACCAGCATTACCAGTTTTCGCACGGAATTGGTAAGTTGAACCATCTGTTGATACGTTGCGTGATAAACCGCGCATTGGGTTAGCAAGACGCAATGGAACAAATACTGGGTCATAAGCTGTACGACCACCGACACCTGCGCCAGAGCCTGTCAATGCTGATGCTTCCATAGCGTATGCGGCATATTGGCTTTCATCTTCAAACAATTTAATTTCTTTTTGAATTGAGTTGTTTGATTTTGAGAAGTCACGCAATTGCTCTTTAACCATACGTTCTACTTCTTGACGTACTGTTTTTGCTGGTGCTGTGATTACGTTTGCGAATTGTACAGATGCAATTTTAGCTTCTAAAGCTGTGATTGAATCAACCAATTCAGTTTTAACAGCTTCAACTTTTTCTGATACAGAAGTTTCTACTGCTTCTTTTACAGATGCTAGTTCAGCGTCTTGCTTTGCTTCGATAGCGTCTACTTTTTCCAAGATTTTTTCGATAGACATAATTGTCTCCTATTTCATGCGTTTATCTAGTGCTTTAGCTAACTCTCGCAATTCTAATGCTTTGAGTAGTTCATCGGCTTCATTTACCACCGCATCAGGCTCCCCATGAGTTGGTAGAGTATCAAGTTTCTTATTAAGGGCATCCCGCGCCTCAACTACTTTCTTGAAAACCAAAGACGCGGTGGTCGCATCCTTACGATTAAGACCTGACTCCCTCAAGGCTTTTTCGATTGCTCTAATTTGCAGATTACCTTCGGCGTCAAACGCTTCTAGCTTGTTAATTTCTGCATTAGGATTATTTGGGTACATAACAACGGACACTTCGCGTAGTCCGCCTTTAGTAATTTGGAAATATGCTTCGTCAGCATCGTCAGTTGGCTCGCCGTTAGCGTCTACCATTGTTGCTTCTTCTGCATAAGCCCCTACAGATACGCCACCAAACATATTTGGGGCTTCTTTAAGGACTGTATATAAATCAGAGCCGCCGACTGTGTTCATATAGATACGACCTGATGCAGTCATGCCTGTGTCGTCAAACTCAAAAGAGTTCCACTCGCCCATTGGCATGCCGAGGTCGTTATGGTTTAAGAACATAGGTAAAGGCTTGCCAGCTTGAGCAAATTCGTTTGCCCAGTCCGCAAAACCTTCTGGCTGATAGTTGAACTTGCGTCCGTCTGCGCCTTCGCGTGCGCCCCATGTAGTTACACGGGCTTCGATATTACCGCTTGGATTTTGATTTTCGTTTGCGTCTTGAGTTAGACTTAACTTCGCTTCGCAAATCAGCGTCAAATTTTTCATGGATCACCCCATCTTTAATAGATTGATTGTCGTCTGTTATCTTATGGGGTGCTTCTTGTAGTGGCAGTTTAACATTAGTATGTTTAACTTGTGAAGTCAATATGCCAATTATTTTTTTTAATTGGTTCATGTTGTACCAATATTCATTTTCGAAGTTTGGTTTCCGCCACCGCCGCCTGTGTCTTGTGGGCTTGTGCCTTTAATATCACCGCCACCGCCAGCAGATTGCGCCAATAAGTCATCCCCACCATCTTTTTTGTCCATGCTTAAATAATCACGGGCTTCGTTAGGCGTCATAATACCACCTTTTACCGCCGCAGTTACAAATTGCATTTGGTCAAGAGCCGCGCCCTTCAAGAAGTCTTTAGTATCAAAGCGGACAACAAGATTTGGATAACCCTTAAATAGTTGCTGTTTCAATTTTTGCTCTACGTTCACAACCATAGGATACATAGTCGTTTTGTAGAACTCGTCTAGCATTGTTTGTGTATTATTATATTTTTGGTCGGCAATACCAAGCATCGCTGGTGGCACACCGAATAAACCGCAGATACGTTTCATTACTTGCGTTTTTAATTCCGCCATTTGCACATCTTGCAATGTGAGTGTAGTCACAGGCGTGTATTTCATGCCTTGGTCTAGCAACATACCTTGACCAGCTTTTGAAGGGTCTACGTTGCGTGAGCCAGTCATGGCGTTCCAAGTCTCTTTCAAGCGTGAAGCGATTTCTTTATATTTCGCGTCAGGGATAACTTGGTCTGTAGTGAAAATGCCGCTTGGTTTCGCGCCGTTTTGCATAATAAAATTAGCGTAGATGTCGATGTCGCTATCTAGTGCAACCAATTCTGTCGCCAAAATGCCTTTGTTAAAACCGCTTGAACCTTGCCATGCCGCCTCTTTGACGTGCATAACTTGATGCGCCGCTAAAGGTTGGTCTTTGTCAAAGCCGTATGAAGGCGTTGAAAGACGATATGAAGGGTAACGGGTAGGCTCTAAAATTACAGAGATTAGAGTTGCGTCTAGGTTATACATTTCAATAGGCGTTTGCAAAGCGTCTTTTTGGTCTTTGCGCCACCATAAAGTAAACGACTCACCAGCTAAATCTTGCCACATACTCCATTGATACCAAAACTCGTATGCCGTTTGGAAATTGTTAGGATTAGTAAGCAGAGATAATACTTGTTTCGCTTTTGTCTTGTCGCGCGAGCCGACTGACGGGTCTTTAATGGCGTCTACTAGAGTGCCATCATCATTTTTAGACATAATACTAATGCCGCATTGTGCAAGGGTTCTCGCTTTCACGCCAACGCAAGCCATAATAGTGCTGTTACGCGTTAATCCAGAAATATCTACAACGCGACCTGCGACTGTAGTGCTAGAAGTAGTTACATACAGAAGCTGATTTGCCGTTGGTTGCTTGTTTGCGGTGCTATAAACGACCTGATTACCAAGCTGGAGTTGACCTAGAACCGTATTGGATTCATTCTGTATCGTATCTTTTTTCTTAAAAATATCCAAAATTCCCATGGCAACTCCTAAATTTTTTATCTATTCCAGTCTAAAATGCTCTGAAACCAAAGCTATTTGACACGAAAGGATTATCGAGCGAGCAATGTGCGGCGATAATTAACGCAATGATACCATCAACTTTCGCAGATTTGTCAGCTTCGTTCTTTCTTACTTTAATATTTCCGTTAATATCTGTGTAAACTTCGCAATTTCCTAATTGCCAACCAACAAATGCGTTGCCATTGTGTTTAATTTGTTTGTTTAGTATCAATTTCTCTATGTATTTTGACGGATTGTTCAAAACAGCCATACCTTGACCGACTTTTTTAACAGGAATGCCGTGGTCATTTAATCGGGCAACCAAAGAGGCGGCGTTATAAGCATCATAGCCAACTTCGCGCACATCATACTTCTCGCATTGCATTTTAATGAAGTCAGATATTTCCCTGTCGTCCATTACATTGCCTTCTGTTAGCTTTAGTATGCCAGCATCTATTGCCACTCTAAAGATGTCGAGATAATGTTTTGGAACAAACTGTAACCCTTCTTCGGGTAGGAAAAACTGCCATTCCGCGTCATAATCCATTTCGCCGTAGCGTTTAAGCGTGCAAACAGCGTTTAAATCTCGCGTTGCCGCCAAGTCAAAACCGATAAATACTGCTTCTGGTTCTTCTTCTCTAGGCTGGATTAAACAAGCAGGGTCATCCCAATAAACGCGGTCAATCCAAGCCGAGTTCGCAGATACGAATATGTTTAGCGTTTTACATAAGAATTCATTGAGAGCGGCGGGCTTGTGTTTGGCTTCTTCAGCCCTACCTTCAATCGCATTTTCAAATACGCTAATGCCGTGCATTGGATTAGCTTTACTCCAAGTCGCATGGTCGTGCCAATCATCTTGTAAATCCAGTCCGTACAAAAGCCCAAACCAACGAGGATTTTCACTTGCTTCGCCCGTGAGGATAGATTTGTACATCGAGAAGTCTTCATAAAATTTGGTTTCCTTCGTAAAAGATGCGGTAGTAATATAAATTCTTAATGGGTTTTGACGCGCAACCATACCAGAGTGTAGAACCTCGATAGAGTTTCGGTCTACAATTTGAGCCGCCTCGTCAATAATGACGCAAGAAGGATTTTTACCATCGCCTGTTTTTTTGGTGTCACGTGAAAGGGCGCGGAACATAGACTGGGTATCACCAGCTTTTTTAATCTCGTATTTAGAAACATTGAACTGCTGGGCTAGTTCGGCTGGCATATTTTCAATAAACCCTTTTGAGGCATCAAAAACAATAGTCGCCTGTTCTCGGTTACTCGCTAATGTAAATACTTCTGCCCCAGCCTCGCCACACAGAAGCTCGTAGAGCGCAATAACTGCCGTCAATGTAGATTTGCCTGCCTTGCGTGGAATAAACAGGATAACGTCGGTTACCATTCGTTTTGACAGGTCTTTTTTACTACGGAAACCATAGACCGCGCAAATCAAAAGTATTTGGAAAGGCTCTAGAATAATTGGGTCGCCAGCTTGTGGACCCTTTGTGTGCCGTAACGCGGCGGCAAAGTTTAATACGTGTTGAGGGAAGCGTTCGTCAAAAACCCATTCCCACTCTTTATTTTCAAGCTGGTTTAGGAAACGCTGACAAGCAAGGCGAACATCGTTACAAACATTTATTTCGCCCTTCGCTACATCACGCGCATAAATTACGCCATCTTGCCAGTTCATAATTCGTTTATATCCACAGGAATTGTTTTGCCGCCTCGGCGTTGTTTTATTTTATCTTCTTCAATCATTGTTATAACTGCTTCTTCAAAAAAACTAATGTCAGGATTAGATTTGGCTTTTTCTATTCCTCTTAAAAATTTAAGCCACCATTTATTTGATGCTTCTGCTTTACGATTTGGATGTTTCATCCGAGTGGACCTTTCAGAAATTTAGCCAGCGAACTATCTTCCTCAATCTTGCCAGCGGATAAACGGCTTCGGGGAGTTAGTCCCAATTCGTTCATTAGTTGGATAATCAATGTCATGGTTTTGTTCCGCACAGACAAGTACGGGTTCGGACCGACTGTTTTGCCATCGTTGAATTGTGTAACCACGCCGCCTTTTTTAATCCCGCGCGTGCATACAACATACAACTCAATGTGGTCTGCCAGCATTCCAAGCGTATGTTTGTCTTGGTCGCTACCAATCCCGTACACGTTATAAAGAAACTCCGACGTTTCCTCAATAAATTTGTCTTTATCCCAAGCGGCTGGGTTGTCTACCCACTCGGCTTTTGGAATTCTCTTTTTTATTGCGTCGGGCAAGACCGTGCCTCTCCCCTTGCGTGGGGTAGTGCCGTCTACGATGTGTAATTCTGGTGGTTTTCTGTTCATGTTTTTAGTTTAACGCCTAATACCCCCCCTTTGTCAAATTACTTTACGCGTAAAGCTG